CCACGAATACCTGATGCTGTTGTGGCAGCAGTAAACACCTTGCTCCCATTCTCCAACTCCACGTTACCTTTGTTCCATGTTTTCACACCTTGTTGCATCCACATGGGAAGATGTTCATACATGATTTGATACCGATCCAACACTTCACGCGCAGCACTTCCTTTGTTGGCAAGAATGGCAACTGTTTTGCTATCTTGAAACAACGTGTACCACAGGATGCATGCCGCTGATGTGATGGTCTTGCCTTGCTGCCGACCTTCCATCAACACAACTTTTCTGTTATTTAAAATCACCTGAACTTTTTTCTTTTGACACTCATACAACTTGAACAGTTCAAGCCCACGATCTAGTGTGACAATGTGACAGAAATTTTCAATGAAATAAATGGGGTCTTGCTGACACCGAACTATTTCTTGAATTTGTTCAGTTGTGAATTGTAATTGCAATCCTATTTGCTTTAAATTGGGATTACCATGATATGAGGTTTCAAGCGCCGTCATGAATCACTTCAGCAATTTTCAACGGTTCTTGCGCTTGCCGCATCGCCCGCAACAACTCATGAGTTGATCCAACAAACAAATTGTTTTGTGTTTGTATTTTTGGCTTCTCATCCTTTTCCAGATCCTTCTTGCGCTTTTGCACTTCCAGTAAATCTTTGGCAACATCGGAAATGGTTTTGATCAGTTGTCCCGCCACTTCATAGGCTCGGGGATGATCACTGTTTTTTGCAATGTGTAGAATGCCATCCACCGCCTCGTTGCCTTTACTTATCAAATTATGTAACGTTTCACGAGCATGTTCAGCATCATCTTCAATTGCTTTCTTGGTAACAACTGGAGATGTGTGTTGAGTCGTGGTGGGTGTTACATTGAATTTATCATCCAATTCTTCAAACATGGTTAATCACCAGTATAAATTTCATCAAAATCTGTGATGTAGGAATATGTATCAATGGGTAATGCATTATATGGATCTACTGTTGTTGTGATTTCCGTACCCACTATGGTGTTGACCGGTGGTTTTCCAGCAAACAGATTGCTATCATTGTACAAGTCGATAATGGTCTTTTTAATCAATTGAGCGTCTGTGACATATCCATAGAAGTTCAACTTCATGGTGAAATTTAAATCCCAGATCACACTCAATCTTTTGTCGAAACTGCCTTCCCATTCATCGTTGTAGGTGACACTATCCAACACAATTTGAATATCATGCTTCACACCCAAATCAGGCAAGGCGTTCACCGTGACGTTGAAATCAGGATTGAAATAGGGAAGAATTTGTTCTATGATTTGCAATCCATCATCTTGATTTTTCACAAACACACTCATGCTGATTCCCATGTTGTATGGCGTGGCCACATGGGAATATCGTGTGCCAGTTTTCGTGGTTTGTGTGGTGTCCACCGCCCGCACAGGTTGTGTGATGGATAATTTTCTGGACGGATCATATGAAAAGTTGGTGATCTCGAAACCAATTCTAGGTAACGTCACGGCAAACGGTTGCCGATTTTCATCAACATCAGGCACTTCACGAATACGTTCTATGAATTTCTGCTTGGGTGCATAACTTAATGGAACAAACACACTTTGAACAACTTCTCCTTGAGCATTTGTTCTGCGTACTTGTATTTGATTGAACAATGTTCCAAACGCAATAATGGCTTTACGAACATGTTGATGGTAGAAATGTTGTGTTTTAAACATTAGTATTCACCAAAAGGATTGAATTCCGTGAAGTCCAGAATGTCAGCTCCTTCATTGTCAAGAAGGGCATTGTCACCCATGCCATCTCGTGGTGTGGTGCTAATGATGGCGTTGCCTGTTTGTGTCAATAACAAATCACCTGTTTGCATCAACAGCTGGTAGGTGAGATTGTCCATGGACATGTTGTCATCCACTTGATCAATTTCTTCCACACCTGTTTCAAATATTTCTGAACTGTATTGATACAATTCACATTGCATGCTGTAAATGTAAAATTTGCCCAATTGATAAAAGGGATCAAGATGTTGCACAAACTTGATTTCAAACATGCTGTTGGTCTTGGGAAAATAAATGATGTCTCCTTCCGCGGGACGATCAGGCAGTTGGAGAAATTCATCGGGCGTTAACCCTACCACTTCTTCCCATCGACGTTTTGACACCACGAACGTGGCTTGATGTGTTAATTGAATTCCAAACTTCGTGAACAATTCTCCATCACCTTCCCAGCCATCAACGTTGTTCAAATACATTTCAATGGGATAGGCATTTTCAAACCGACTTAACACATCTTCACCCAGAATGTCATCTTGCTTGATGGTTCTCCGTGGAAGATAATACACATCATGGCCATAAATTTTCATGCTCTCAATGATCAAGTCCTCCAAGAGGCGTTGTTCATTGGTGGTGCCTGAAGTGTTTCCTGATTGAAAATAGAAATTAGTGGCCATGCTATCCTACCATGAAATCAACCGGGAGTTCATACCGGCTTTGCATTTCCGTTTCTATCTGTTGTATTTCTTCCATGGATTCATTGTAGATCAGTTGTCCATTCATTTCCACGCCACCTGGGAGTTTCATGCCTTGAAACTTCTTCATGTTGTCACCCCATTGCCGTTTGATCAATGCAGTGGCATACCGTTTCAAGAACATGTCGTTGTACACTTCAAGATACACTTCAGGATCAATGATGGCATTGGCTTCAAAGATGACATGATCTCCAATGGAAAATGTCTCAGCCCAATTCACATCAAGAAAGATGCGATTCATTTTTCTGTTGAATCGAATGGTGCGATTGCCAGCAAACATATCATCCAGCAATTGCAAATGTGCGCGTACTTGTTGAAAATATGTGATGTCAGATGACAACAAATTGTACATGTCATTCAATCTGAATTGATACACCACATTGAAAATGTTTGTGGATCCCGTGCTGCTGCTACCTGCTGATCCCAATGGAAACACCCGAATCACACCCGTGATGTTGTCAGCAACTTCAAAATATTTGCGCGCCAAACTTCCTTGGGTGTATCCCAACGTGGCATGCAATGTTGTGGAAAATCCAGACGTTTGTCCGGTGATGGTTTCACTGTTTTGAAACGCCTTGGTTTCATTCTTGATGTCAATGGTGTTGATGCTAACAATGTCATGAATCACACCTGATGCACCAGATGTCGCGCCGATGAGCGTTTCACCTTCAGTGAAGTTGTTTGCCAACACCGATGACAACTTCAAGGTGGATGCGGTGATTTGTTCTGACAGATACACCTTCTCCACACCATCAAAATGATATTCCTGCCAAAATTCAACAGCATCTTGAATTCTGTCTTCCACTTGGTCATCATCCACATTGATTTCAATGACAGGATACCCCAAGCGGCGGAGACAGTAATCTTTTAATTGTTGGCGGGTTGTTATTGGCATGGTGTACTCGGTGTAGGATCCATGTATATTTATAACTCTGGAAACAAACAGTTCTGGATGAAATCACGAGTAACCTGTTCATCAAATCCCAATGCCGCCATGACTCGCGGGGTGTGAGGATTTTGTTTCTGATTGAAACAATACTGGTTCTGCTGTGTGGTGTAATTGTCAGCAGTGCGAATGTTCCCCACATGTGCCAGAAAGTAATCCAGATTTTTCAACATCAAGGTGATGATGTGTTGCAATTCTTCTGGGTCTTTCACGCTGCTAGCTGCCAGCATGCTGTCACTGAAAATGGCGGTGGCCCAGGGAGGTAGTTCTCGACGTTTGGTGGGAATGAATGCCGACACCGACTCGGCAAACCAGGTGTTCATGGGGCTTGATCCAATAGGACTGAAATCATGAAATGCCCCGGTCACTATTTTTGGACCCGCCACCAGATCCAACCCAAACACTGGGCTGGGATCATCAAGATGTGGAAACACACACAAGTGCATCATGTACAATTTCTTGGTGTCGCGGACATCTATAATATCAAGATTGGCGCGGCGAAACGTGGGACTTTCCCAGGTGTATGTTCTCCAGGGAAAATCATGTGTTTCATGCTCAGACACAGGATACACATTCAGCCGTTCAAGCATCTCGTGAACGGCTGAATCCAGTAATGAAAAAATCATTTTTTACTTCTTTCTTTTAAATGTGTGTCAGGAGAAGGTGCATTTTTTCCCATCTCTTTTAAAATCTGAAGTTTTTTAAAATAACGACCAATATTACATTTTGGAAAATTAACTAATGTTTGCCAATCATTGTGTGAAATTAACTTGTGTTCAATCACCACTGGACGTTCAGTCAATGCAAACATAGAAACCAATGGTTGATTTAATTTCCATTTTACCGCGTAAGGCTGTTCTTTAATCTTGTATCCAATATGCACATTTGTGCCAGGTTGATATTTAAAATTTAAAATACCTGGAGGAACTATTAAATCATTATCTCGAAAAAATGAAGCACTGTAATGTGATTCCATGAACATTACATTTACATCATCGTCAGATGAAAAATACCAAGGACTCTCCATTTTTACAAATATTCTATCAGAATACATTTTTCCATATTGTAAACTAGAATGATAGGTCATTTGTATCCCAAGGGCAGGATTGATATTAGTTGACCACTTTCCATCAGGTTTTACATGAACTTCAGCTTCACCCCACATTTTTAAATGTATTGGGAGTTGATAAAAATCTTTAATACCCGGGCATGTTGCTATGGTAGGTAATTTAGTAGTTGCATCTAAATTAGCTGAAGCATATCCTTTATTTTTATCTAATTGATTTAAACGAGGATCATTCTCATCAACAGTAATACCTGCCTCTTGATAATTTTTTCTGGCTGTTCCCGATTGATATTTTGGAACAGATGTAAAAATGTCAGGTAATTTTTCTTTACCTATAGATGGTTTACAATAGTCATATACCGAAGCTTCACTAGTATAGGCAGTAATTTTATATGGTCGTTGTTTCAAAAAAAACATAATATATCCATCCTCATAGTTAAATAGTCATTTCTTCAATTTGTTTTTCAATTTCTTTATGAAAAATCATTAATTCGTCAAATAAAGAGATGACAAAATTAAAAACAATGATGGCTTCAGGTGCCATATCATCTGTCAGATTTTCACGAATGATTTTTACTGATTCACTGCGATTAGTAAACTCATACATAGTACCTACACTTGGCACAAGATTTTTCAATATTTGCCCACCATACATGTCGCCCATGTGCCGGACATACATATGTGCAATTAATTTTTTGTCATCAGAAAGATTATTGATATATTCACAATATTGCTGTGTACTGGGTAATAGCCCAAATACAATATTATCAGATAATTGTGAAAGATCAAATGCCATTTTATTTGTTCTTTCAATTCCTTGTAAATTTTTATCAACCAGTATATGCTGTATTTTGTTTTCTAACGCAGCATAACATATTAAATTGTTAAATAAAAAATTTGCGTATAAAGCCTTTGAAATTTCACCACTAAGAAGAATCTTTGAAAATTCATGTTGCTCAGCTTCTATATGTTTATGATGTGTTAGCTCACGTAATGTCATAATTATTAATTAACCCATTTTGATAAAGGACAAGAAGCATTTTTTATATTAACTTTAGTGGCCATTGAACATCCACATTCATTGCATAGTGCAATTTCTTTATTAAACTTGTCACATCCCCCGCAAATATTAAATCTTTCTTCTGCAATTTCCAATGGAGCAACGGCATTAACAATTTCTTCAAGTGATTTATTGGTAAATTGTGCAAGATATTGTTGCCGAGCTTCTTCAAAATCTGTTGTAAATACTTGGCTAGCTGTATTTTGTAACAGTTTTCCTTTTTCTTGTTGTTCTCTAATTTTTTCAGCTTCTAATGGTGCATGAATTTCAAGATGTTGTAATATCGTCATATTATTTTTTCGAGCATCTAAATGCCACATGGCTCGGGTAAAGTTTCCTGCTTCTCCATGAGGATTATCAAGCAAAAAGAAATTAGGAGTACCCGACATCATCACTTGACTATTTCCCGGAATAAATGCATATATTATTCCTACCATAGGTTTTAAAATGTCAAATTTTGCAGGATCTGTATGTTGAACAAATACTTGTATATCTGGGCGATTGAGATTGGCAATTTTTTCATCTAGTGCAATTTCAACAACATCTTTTTCCGTTGACATTCCCATTTTCACATAAATGAAAAACACATCTTTTGCTTCTTTTGCTATTTCACCAATGTCATCATTTGTAAATGTTTTCATAGTTTTTTGTTTGATTGATAATTGTTAGTTAATATATACACCATAACCACCATATGAGTAGTAACCACAACTTTGTACACACCCTATGTTCCAACTTCCAGATATTTGATTCGGATAACTTCTGTACAAATACAGGGTTAAGTCAGCACTCTGGTTGCATACTCCCCCGTAAATGTAGTAATTTCCTGCATTATAATAATAACCAGCAAATGCCGACCCACTATAACATAGACCTGCCGACGCGTCGGTGCCGCCGACTGGCCCGTCCACATGCATTAACACGTAAGCGCTGCAGCCGTAGTATCCGCATACGGCAGTGTCCGCATACGCGACCCCGGCAACTTGCAAAGGACAACACGTGCTGCCGTTGAAGCCTTGATTTGTGGTATACGTCCCACACGATCCGTTACTGTATGAATATATTAAGTCACACCCTGAACAATATTGACTTAGATATGTACCATTTGCTAAAGGAGTAACCGTAGCTGATTGATTGTTTGTGCGTGGTCCTGGAGTGCCGCCAAAATTATATGCTAATGAAATTTGATATGTTGTATTACATGTTAAACTTGTTATAGTACCACTTGTACTGTTTGCTGCAATTGTCGCATTTAACACATTGTTTACATATACTAATATTTGATTGGTGGTGCTTTTATTAGTCCAGTTTACCGTTAAAGAATTTTGATTTGCTGATGTAATAGATGTAATTACAGGTTGGAGTACACCCCCAAGCATTCCAAAGGCACGTGCTGCAGCAGCTGCTAATCGTGTAATATACATGTATATATCCTATTATGCAAATCGTGTTTGTGCTTCTAAAACTGTGAATTGTCCAGGTCCCGTTTTAATAATATTACATACATATCCATCAATGCTATTAATATTTCCTGCTGCAGGTGCAGTCCCACCCTGCCACTTTGGTGTGATGGTTAACCCATCAACTGTCAACGAGGTTTGATAGTATGCTGTACCACCTTGAGTACTAAGAAACGCCACCGTGACAGATTCACCCACGTTCATCAAA